TACGGCATCAAAACTCCGCCCCTCTAGGTCAGCATCCTTTAAGAAGGGTTGTAGAGCAGGATTATCTGCTAATGAACCAAACTCTCTTTGCGGTGAGTCTCGCCAGATGAATGAACTGTACGTGTCAACCACTGAGCGACAATGATTGTCTAATGGTGTATTCATAATACGTTTGCCGTATTCGTTATAGCCATCGTCTTCTTCTTGTAAATACTTTCTTAGGTATTGACCTTGTTGGTAATCTTGCCCACCGTAGTAACTATCGTAATAATATCTCCAACGGTAAATATGTTTTTTATACATATTATGCTTTTTTATAATGTTATCATAATCCATAGTGCTGTTCCTTTACATGTGCGTAAATCGTTTTGGTTTTGGTATCGCTCTCACTGGTTTAGTTATCGGCGCAATGTGAGCCACAAGATAACCTAGTGCATCATTTTGATGGTCAAAGCCACCGTCTTTATCAGGGATTGCTGTCCCGGACTTATAAACTTGACGCTCTAAACATCTAATCGAATTCATACAGTTTGCATCTATTGAAAATCTAATTGTTCCATTTGCACTTTCCATAAGACTATTTACTGCATTTACTCGGTCTCTTACTGCGTCATGTTTTCTTTTTGCTTCTACTTTAAAGTATTGCTGTAGAATAGTAATATCTGTTTTCCCTGTAGCTGAGGTCTTACGCTGGTTCCCAGCCGGGTCAGGGTAACAAATAACTTTTGTTCTATCATAACGGTTCATAATCTCTTGTGCTAATTCTTCTGTATTGCTTCCATAGATAGAGATTTCATCAAATTGATGTAGTTTGCCGTTAACTATTTGACACACACTTGCTGACATTGGGTCAATATTAAAATCAATCCCGATATGTATTGGTGCATCTTTATCAAATTCTTGTTTTGCTACGTGCTTTGTTCTATCAAACGCAAAATAGATTTGCCCAGTAAAGTTAATAAACGAGGCTAAATATTCCTGCTCGAATTGACGTTTATCCATATCTGCTTTTGCACGTTCTATTTCTTCTGCTGGTATATTACCACCATCCATTGATGTAAATTGAAATGAGTCCCAATCAGGGTCATCACTTTGTCCTAAATCATAAAGGTCTTTAAAATGGTTAAAGCCTTTTGGTGTTCCACAGAATAGTGCAGAACCAGGTGGATTTTGTGCCGATAGTGTTGGCCTCAGGACAGCCTCCCAACCTTCTCTTTTCATATCTGCAAATTCATCAAGCACTAAAAAATCTACTCCTGCACCACGAAGGGTATCATATCTATCACTCCCTTTTAAGGAAATTTTGGATCCATTAATTAAACGAATGCTTAGTTCGTTCTGATTGATTTTATCTGCCCATCCTAGTTTTGTCATTTTACTCTGTAGTGCCTCCCAGGCAATATTTTTGGCTTGAGAATAAGTTGGTGCAACATACCAAACTGTTTTGTTTGGGTGTCTTGCAAATCTAGCCAACTCTCTGATAGCAAAGAAAGTTTTCCCACATCTTCTCCCAGCACATAGAACGCGGAAACGTGCATCTGAATCAGCAACTGCCCGTTGTGCTTTATTCAGTGGCATCGTCTGACCAAGGGAGTATTTTATCTTGTTCTGCTACCGGTGATTCCGATTGCCCCAACATAGACTTGCCTAAAAAGATAAGAAGTGCTGGATTTCCTTGCATAGCTACTTCTATTTGTTTTCTTCTTAATCGCATTTTGCCTTCTGCTTTCCCTTTGTCTATAAGTCCCGCATATCTGCGTTTTAACGTGTCTTCTGAAACACCGATAATGTCTACCATTTCTTTCATAGTACAATGTATCTGTGCTAACTTATACAATAGGTCTTCATCAATTTCTTTGACGGGACGACCCATCTTCTTTTCTTTTGCCATCGTTGTCTCCCATTTTACCGTTGGTTACGTAAATAATCCTGAAATCATTGGGGTCATTACTGATACAATCAATAATCCTAATACCCACCAAATTCTGTTGTCTATTTTGTCTATCTTCTTGTCTAACTTTTCCATCTCACGTTCTATATGTTGGTGTGATGCCTCGTTACTTTTTTTAATCGTTTGCATATCTGCTTTAATTAATGCAATTTCTGTATCTACATGTATTGGACAAATCGGTTCATTCTTGTCTGCTACGAATACTGGTTTTTCTGCCCATTTTGCCATTGTTATACCCTTTATGATGAACTTATGTTGTCGCCTGGTGAATGCATTTTTTTCCAGTTAGCCCCATCAAAAAAAGCTAAACATTTTCCGCCGTTATTTGCATCAGATATATAAGCTGATGCACCCTCATCGATTGCACCTAAGCCTGCCAAATAGTTTGCTACTGCTACTGTTAATATTGTATTAACAAAGCCATTAACTGCTGTTAGTTTACCATTACATGTAATACTATCATCGCTTGCGTTACCTAATACTGTGTTACCATCTACTGTTAAGTTGGTGTTGACTTTTAAGTTATCGTTTACTGTTACATCGCCTGAAGAGCTTGATATGTTACCTTTTAGGTCTATTGTGCCAGTTACGATAACATTATCATCTAATGTTAAATCACCGCCTGACTTAAGAACACCATTACCATCTGGGTTAACCTGAACAACATTACCTTGCAATCTTAATGATGTAGTTGTCGAGTTACTATCATCTGCCGTACTATCGATATCGACAAATGTGCCTCTGTTAGAGCTTGTTTGTGCTTGTGATGTTTGTGCTAGAATTCTAAAGTTACTTGTTGTTGGTAGAGTTCCATCAGTTGCGTTTGCGGCTAATGACTGTAGAACAAATAATCTTTTGTCTGCCGATACTGCTCCTGGTGATGCTACTGTGCCACCTATAATCTCTGAACCGAATGTTGGGTTTGTAAAGCCACTTGACGCTGGTTTACCGCCTGCGCCTTCATATTCTTGTAGTAGAACATTAGCCCATTTAGTTTCATCTGCTTGAACTTTAACACCAGTTATATTGTACGTGCTGGCTATCTGTTGGTCACCGATAACTGTTTTGTTGTTTGTTGCACCTACAACTTGTGTTAGACCGTTAATGTCTGTTGCATCGTTTAGAACGAGAGTTCCACCATCATCTGAGATAGAACCTGTTACGATTAAATCATCATCTATCTTTAGTGTTCCAGAACTTGTAATAGTTGTGCCTTGAAAACTTATAACACCGTTTGTGTGTGCTAAATCTGCCGCTCCAGCTTTGTTTGTATTTTCAGTTGTAGAGAAATCAAGTTTTGTTCCCATACCACTTGCTGAATGGTCTTCTGTAGCTACACCATATATGGTTGCACTTGGTGTTAACCATTCTGTGCCTGTTCTGTATCCTGAATAAGGGTTATACATAACTGCGCCGAATGTGTCATTATTGTTTAGATAGTCATCACTTGATCCGTCTTTACGACCTGCACTTAGAGCCATTAACGCTCTTGGAATAAGATTATATTGTGAACCTATACCAAAGTCATGCTCGCCACGTGAACGTACATGTAGTGAAGCCCATCCACCATCATCTGCACCAATACCGCATACTCGGGTAGGCATATCGTTGCCTGCACCATATGGGTTAAATGAAGTTTGTGTGAAGCCGTCATCTACTTTGAAAACATTATCTGTAGATATTTGTCCATCTACAGTTAATGCGCCTGTTAAATCTAATGTGCTTTCGCCTTCTACTGCCGCAATCGCTCTTGCACTTGTATGATAAAGATTTGATGAACCTTCTGCAACAGTGTCAGTATCGCCCTGTGTATACGTTAAAACACCAGTTGAACTGTTATATGCCAACTGCGTAGAGTTCTCTGAAATCGCACCTCTGGCTCTTGCATCTGTAAAATATAAGTTACTTGAGCCTTCAGTAATTTCGTCTGAATTATCTTTTGTTAGTATCTGTGAGTCAACATAAGCCTTTACGCTTTGCTGTGATGGGACATGTGTAGCACTGTTAGATGCCATGTTGTCTTCATCTTTGATTGCATTTGTAATACGTGCATCTGCTCTTGCATCTGTGTAATATAAATTTGTGTTTTCGGTTAAATCGTTTGTAGATTTATTACCAAAAGCGGTATTAAAACGTGCGTCGGTATAATATAAATTAGATGAACCTTCGCTAATATTATCTGTGTCTTTTGTTCCTAAACGTGTATCAAATGTAGAATTAAAGTCCGCTGTTGCTAATTTTGTAGCAATACTATTTGTTACTGTAGTACTAAAGTTTGCATCGTCACCTAGTGCCGCCGCTAATTCGTTTAGTGTATCTAATGTGCCTGGTGCTGAATCTACTAGTGCATCAATCTTTAATTGTGCCCTTGCGTCTGCACGTGCATTTGTATAATATAAGTTTGAACCTTCTGTTAAGTTGGTTGTTGACTTGTTACTTAAATCTAAGTTTGCGCCTGTTTGTAAATTAACTCTTGCGTCTGCTCTTGCATTTGTATAATATAAATTACTTGAACCTTCACTTAATGCATCTGTATCATGATTTGCAATCGATGAAGCTGTTCCTGTTAGTGTGCCTGTAATACCTGTTGGTGTAATCTGTGTGTTTGAACCTGCTAGTGTGCCTACAACTAAGTTGCTTGTATCAGCAATAACTTTGCCTGTGCCGTTTGTTTTTATTGTTAAGTCGCCGTTTGAAGAATCTTGGTGGATTTGACCTGATGTTAAATCTAAGTCTCCCATTTCAATTTTATTAACAACATCTAACTTACCACGAACATTTACAGTTGCAGTATTGAGTGATGGCCCAAGATTAACTGTATTATCGTTAATTGATGTAGTTGATCCTGCTGAAAAGATTGTAACATCACCACTTGAACCAGAAGCACCTGCTGAAATGTTTAAGTTTTCATCATTACTTGTCGTAATATTGATTTCT